TACTACATCGGGGATGTCACCCCCGTATAGCTGTTCTAGTTCTCCATCATCCCACTCCACCTGCACAAACCATTTGACTACTTTACGCTCACTCATCGTTGCTCTCCCCCATTGTTGTGAATGTCTCTAGGTAGTTAAGGGCTTGGATTACGCCTGCTATTTGATGTGGTTCGCAATAGTATTCTTTGCCTTCCTCGGTTGTAAGATTGACGTTACCCTCATAGATTGATATCAACAACTTGTTAGTAACAGATAGTTCTACAACTGATTTAAGTGCATGCTCAAGATTACTTGGACGCCCTTTGCTACGGCCTTGCGTTACTGTGTATGCCATGTTTGCCAATTCTGCAGGGGCTTCTACTTCTGCTACTTCTGCTACCACTTGCTCTACTTCTTTCATTGCCTTACGGATTTTATACACGATAGCTAAGTCGCATTTAGCACGAGCCGCTACTTCTTTTGCAGGCATTTCAGGGTGATTAGCGCAAAGTTTGCGAGCATGTGCTGATTTATTTACTTTAAGTGTTTTAGTCATTTTTAAATCTCCAATATGTAAACTACGGTTTATAAATTAAGCTACTTCTTTATCCCATTCGTTGCATTGAATGGTTTCCCACACAGCCTCATCACTACATAGATACTCGTATTCTTGCATTAGAGTTCTATATAGGTCTTTGGCATGTTCATATAGCGCGTCTTTAACGTGCTGTTCAAAATGAGGATACTCAATATCAGTATTGGCTTGGTATAGCCGAATGTAATACGCCCGCATCTCATCGTCCATATCATGTGATAAGTAATACTGCCAGTCATTTACTTCTACATCCACACACGAAGCCCTTTGCCTACCCCCTTCGGATTTATATATCTGTATACCCCCCTCAACTGCTAGCTTGTATGTTGCAGGAAATAATCCATCCACCTTGTTCTTTTCCATAAATAGGGAAACATTTTTTATACTGCCCGTGAAGTCAGCATAAGACCCTTGGTGGTAGAACCCGTCAAAGTGAATGTCATCAACCACAAAGCCTTCATCTGCTAAGTCAGCTGTGAAGTTTTCGTATACAGGTTCCCACCAGTCATAGTCAGTATTGCAATCACGATACTTCTCTATCAGTTCGTCTTTAGTCATCATGTTAATCTCCCACGTATATAGATGTTCCTACGTCAGCAGTAATGCCCTTGCTCGTTATACCCCACAGCACAGGCACAGACCAATCACCCCACCCATCACCTAGGTAGCCATCAGTAAGAATGACTGCGCACTCTGCTTTAATCTTGTGCTCTTTGATATACTCGGCCACACACGTAACGTCAGTGCCCCCACCGCCCGCAGGCTTAGTGCTATTGATTAGCCCCTCGTAGCTACCACGTTCATACTGCTCGTGCCCTGCCACTTCGGTATCCCAATACAACAGATGCACCTTGGTTGGATTGACTGAGTTACAGATTGAGACCAGTTCCCCTAAGAATTGCCCCAGTTCAGCACCGCCGATTGAGCCCGACGTGTCTATGCCTACTACGATATCCCCGAGTGCCTCGCCTTCCATTGATGGTAGATACACCCCCTCATCAATCCATCTACGGTTTGGTCTACGATACGATGAAAAGTCTTTCTCTACACACATAGAAGATACGTATTCACGTAGTGCCTCACGCCAATCAACCTTGGCCTCTAACTCATCAGCAATCTCACGTGCAACCTTACCTTTCATCTTGCCTGCTAGTATTGCACCTTGTCGTAGGGCTTGGTCAACTTCGCGTGCGAGAGTATCCTTCTCTTCTTTGGACATCTCTTGGGCTCCCGCCCAATCATGCTCATCAAATCCCCCACCTGATTGTCCATCACCATTCTCATTGCCTTGTTCATTGCCCTGCTCATTGCCTGCCCCTTTCCCTTTGCCTTCTTCTTTCAACATGTTAAATACCGTCTTAGCATCTAGCCCACGATACTTCTCGTCCACTAGCCCACCCTCGGGTAACTTCACCTTTGTTTGTGTCGGGTCGCTGTCCAGTATCATTAAGTTAATCACATAGTCACACGCCATATTCGCAAGCTGTGCGTTCTCTTTCCATAAGTCAGACCACGTAGTCATGTGACGGAACGCCTTGTGCAAGTTCTCGTGTAAGATTAGCCCACGTAGTTCTATCTCGGATATCTTGTCCACGAACGCACGCCCATACTTTACATACCTACCATTAGTGCAGGCAGTAGGCACGTCATCGTCCACCTCAACAGTCCCCATCATCATAATGCCCGAGTAGAGCACGTAGTCGGGGTTGCCCATTAGCCATACATGTGCACGTTGTATGCGTTGTTCTGCTGTTAGCTTATTCATTACGGGTTCTCCCTTGTTGATGCAAATAGTTTCATCATGGCATAGTCCTCATCGTTTACAGATGTTAGCTCTACCAAATCCTTAACAGTCTCAACGTAATACACAGACCTAGACGATGTGCCTTTCTCTGCGTCAGCTTTTACGTAGTCGTAATCCATGTGTTCTACGCCTACCTTACCTAGCAACTTAAACAGCGCCACGGCGTCGTCTACGTCCATCACTAGGTGTTGCTTCTTAATTCTTACACTTGCTTTGTTCATTGTTGTTCTCCTAAATGTAAACCACGGTTTATAAATCCAATCTAGAATAGCCATTGATTAGTCAGTGCCCATGTCTTGAACTCTGCATTACTGAAAGCCATACCCTGCTTAGCATTAGACGATACCAATGACTTAGCGAATAATGCCTGCCACTCCATGTCCATACGTTTTAGGTAAGTCATCCATGTGCTCAACGTATCTTTCTCAACACGGCTCAACGCACTAAACACTAAGATACACTTAGCCACTGTGTCATCGGGCATTTTGGTTGTCTCGGGTGCTTTGATGATTACGTCCCATGATGGTAACTTGTCTGCCACTGTGAAGAACGATTGCATATCACGCGCCGCGCTCTCCCCTATGATGCCAGTCAGCATAGAGATTGTTACGCTATCGCCTAACTCCGAACGACGGCTTGCCACTTGGCTTGCTTTCTCTAACGAACGTGGTGTAACAAACGCAGTCTGCCCTGCTCGTGTTGGTTGAAAGATGTATGGGTTGTCTTTCTGATTACCCTCAGTGAATGACGCTAACGCTTGAGGGAACTGCTTAACCCACGCAATCACCGTAGCATCTAGGCCATGTGGCACAGCAAAGTTGTCAATCCATTCATCAGCATCGGGCTTGCCTACTGTAATAAAGCACACACGGTTACGGGCATGGGCTTCCATCAAATCACCTACACCCTCACTCATTAAGTTAGTCGTGCCAAATACTATTGAACCCTCGGGCAAGTAATGGTCGCCAATCCTATGCTCTAACATCAATGTGAGTAACACATTCTTTACCGACTTCATGGCCTTACCAATCTCGTCAAGCATTACTACCACGGGCTTGTCCTCGTGCATCATGAACCTAGCGTTCGGCGCAAACTTAGTTACCTTCATCTTTGCCTCATCTTTTGTATACGGTAGGGCAAAATCCCCTAAGTCCAACAACGTGCAATCTATGTATGCCATGTTGTAATTGGGTAACTGCTTGGCTACTGCTTTTAATACCGATGACTTACCGATACCCATCTCGCCTTGGCCTATGATGGTTACGTCTTTACCTACCGTTACAATCGCATCTGCGAATTGTTTCAACGTCACGCTGCTACCGAAATTAATTTTGCTCATTTTGTTTCTCCTAGTTGATTAATTACACGTTTTGTAAACCATGGTTTACAACTTTACTTGTCCAAACATCTTGTCTGGAATTCTTTACTGCTCGGGCAAACTTATCCCGTATTGCTGTTGGCTTAACTAATAATGTTATGTTCGCAAGGTATTGAGTAGACATGCGCTTAGTCGCATCTGAATCACCCCAGCTTACTTCATACTCCACTTCACCCACCTTCTCGGTCTTGTGCTCAAAGGTTTGCGCTATCACACATAGCACTTTCATCCAGTCATCAGGTGTGCCATGCTCTGCCACGTTAGCAAACGCCTCTATGTCCCCATCAAGCCCACTGCGTGTATATTGTATTTCTGTAAACTCATCACCCGTTGTGCATTTATATATCGGCACGCGTCTCCATGAATTAACACCGTCGTATCTATCCATCAGTCCGTCGCGCATCTCGTAGGTAAGTAGCCCCCCCGTCATTTTTAGCACAGTAGCCATATAGTTAATCATCGGCATATAGACTGCCATCGCCTCTTTCATTGCCTTGCGGTCAATGATGGGCTTAATTTCCTCAATCACACCCACTGGCGCTATGCGAAATGCCATGGTGTCATCACAAACAAACTTAAATTGTATTGCCCCGCTTTGTATTGGGTATTTCTTTTGGCCTACGTCGCTGTAATCGTATTTGTCAGCAACCCAAATCTTATTGTTGCGCTTGAAACACACAAAGGCTCTATCAAAGAACCGCCAGCCCACGTCATGAATGAACTGCCCCGTTGCCGTTGAATTCCAACCGTCGTGCTTGAACTCTATGATGCCAGTCGGACTTACCATCACTAGCGGGGTGTCATACAACTGATACCCAAACCACCACTCCCCATCTGCACGATGTTGGGCTACTACCCTCTCGTGCGTTCTTACTCGCCTATTCATCGGGCGTATGTCTTGGCTTGCTCGTTCCCCCCTGAGAGGCTTAACGCTATCGTAATGGGCTTTAACTTGATTATAGTATTTCCTACCTATGTCATTACCTTGGTTTAAAACAGTCATTATTGTATCTCCTTAAAAGATGTTTACAGCTTAGTTATGTGGCTTAGAAAATGTAAACCACGGTTTATAAATTGGTGTTGTTAATGAAGTCTATCTGTTTCGTATTTGCTTACTACTAAGTCCCATTCCATGTCATCAACTTGCACTCGTTGGAATAAGTCCCATGCGCCCTGTTCAATTTCCTCAAGGCTTTCACTGCCATTACTATCCATCTCAAACCTAGTTCTAAACTCTGCTAGTATTTTAACTGCCATGGTGTTCCCCTAAAAACTATTGTCTATCGTTGTGCTTACGTTTAATACCCAATCGGGGTCTGCTGAAGATAGTGTTTCAACGTCGCCAGACTCTTCACCTACACGAACATGTTCATATTGTAACCCAAAGGCTTCGGCATCAACTAGCAATTCCATCCATGCTTTAACGTCGGGATACTCGGGATACCATTTCAACCAATCACCATCAAATAGTATCCCCTTTCGCTCGCCCCTGTCCACTATGCGTATGTCATCTTTGAAATGCTCAAACACCGTGCTATCTAGTATCTTATGCTTAACTATAAACAAGTCAATCTTTTCAGCCTCGCCATAGATAATGCTTTCTACTTGGCTTCTATATCCCATTTTCATTCTCCTTTAACAAGTCTAGTGCCTTCTGTGATAACTTCACCCTGCTCATGTATGGCTTCAACTCCACTTCAAACAAGCCCTCGTCTCGCATATAAATACGTTGCGGTTTTAAGTAACCTTTATCTACCTCAACCCGCCATGTCAATTCGGTATCTACCCACGTCTCATCTAGTTCCGTGCATCGCACATAGCCCGACCCAAATTCAAATAGCCATCGTATAACATGTTCAACAGTCATCGCACTTACATCGTCCTGATATTCGTCAATCATTTCTATCGGGTATAACGCATCTCCACGCTTCATCACAACCCCCGTATTTTCTCAAGCCATATTTCGTTTATTACATATACCTCGCGCTTTGCCACTAAGCACTCCAAGTATGCCTTAATCCATCTGATGTTTGCCTTACCCTTAGCTTGCATATCTTGCCATTCATACATAGTCATTTCGCTACTCCTTATTTTCTACTACACGAATGTCCACATTAAAACCCAAGTCCTCAAGCCACGATGTCAATTCCCATCGCACACCATCTGCACCGAGGTATGTAAGTTCTTTGTCGCCGTTGTCCTCCCACTCATCAATCATGTCATCGTCATAGTCATACCATAACTCCGCTGTTACTAAATACTTTTTCATTTTCTTAGCCATGTCGTTCCCCTCAATTTGTAAACCACGGTTTATAAACTAAACACTAAATACACGAACAACCAAAACCATAACAGACCAAGCGCCGCCATTGATATTGTAAGAAACACCTCGTGCACATACTCTTTAACAGTCTTATCGTCAAGCGCCGCCAAACGCCGTGAAGTGTCGCTAAGCGCCGCTATCTGTTTTTCCCATCGTCTTTGTTCATTCATCTCGTTCTCCTCAATTTGTAAACCACGGTTTATAAAAGCCAAACTATCAAGCCCAACACAAGCGCAGGTATCACGTAACATAACACCATCAACCCGAACGCCTCATCTGTAAACTCTCTACTTCTCATCTCGTTACTCCTTTGTGTGAACTGTTAAGACCAAGCAATAAACTTTGGTCGGTTACTAATATGTAATTGCTTTTGGGCATAGGCACTATGCACCATGATTTCCGCTCTGCAAGTGCATGTTGCTCCCCGCAGAATAGGCACACTTTATAACCTAGCTGTGCTCGCCTTACCTCTATGTCGTCGCCACACTCAACACACTGAAACATCTTTGCTACTCCTTTATGTAAACCGTGGTTTATAAATACAAACCGTCTGCCGAGCTCTCACTTACAACTACATTGTATCATAAAAACACTACAATGTCAAGCTTTTGGGGCGGGTGTCGTTGGCTTTGCCTTTATTTTGCTTTTCTTGAAAAAACCTATTGACTTTTTCGTTTGCCTTGGGTAAACTGCTACTCAGCAGTTTAGTTCTACTTCTCCCCAGTTCTGTTCCACAAAACCCATACTTTGTTCCGCTTGTTCCATGTTCGGGAACAAAAGACAAACGGCTTGCGACGCCATTTGAGACTACTTTTTGTCCTTTGTTCCGTCGTTCCATACATTAAGACCTCGCAGTGCGCGATAAAGAGACAAGACGGGATAAAGAGACAAAATGTTAGTGTCCACTATCAAAACGTATCCTCTCTTCTCTTAATAATCTATTTTATGGAACAAGAGACAAAAGCAACCCTCAAATGGCGTGCCTAGTAGTTTGTCTTTTGTTCCGTGCGATGGAACAAGCGGAACAGACCATGCGATAAGTTCTTGATTTCATTGCGTAAACAGTCTGTTCCATAAAAAACGCCACATGGAACAAAGCCCTCAACCTACCTTAAACAACGGAATATACGTGGCTGACGAAATTCCACAGTCATCATGCACAATACAGATGTCATCGTAGTTATACGTTCTTGCCAAAAGGTCATAATCCTTTATAGAGAAATAATAATCACCTGCATCAAACTCTACGCCGTCTATCCAATCCTGTATAAGTTCTTTGTGGGTGTTGTAAGTTTTGCCGTGCGCAGGTGTTGCGTGTAGTGTATTCATTTTAGTTCTCGCTTTCGTATAAAGATGTAAACCGTGGTTTACAAAAACATCATTGGCATTAACATAGCCATCGCCATCAGCATCATCATCTCTAACTGGTATCAAACGCTAGGCGATAAAAAACCCAGCGGGTTAGGCTGGGTTCTTATTTGTAAACCGTGGTTTACATTTCGGTTGTATCAGTTTCACTTGTAACTGACATCTCTTTTAAAATGCTATTCATGAAGCCCATGATTTTTACCATATTCCAACCCTCGGGCGGATTTTCTAATTTTTGGCCTTTGCGGGCTAGTGCTATGGCGTTTTTAACGAAGGCCATATTCTCGGCATTTTGTTTTTGTTCCTCGCTTAATTCCTCGGCCTCGGGCTTTGCGGTTGGAAATGCGTGGGCTTTGATTTTGCTAAAATATGAAGCAACAAAACCACGTGCGGTTGTTTTGGCTTTGCGCATGATTTCGGCCTGCTCTGATTTATCGCCCCGTTTAATTTCAAATGCAAGGCTCGCACGGTGTTTTGTTTCAAGTGCAGGGATAACGGCGTCTGCCTCAAATTGTTTTCGCACGGCCATAAATGCCTCGGGCGTTTTGAAAAACTCGCGCACGATTTCGCCCGCTTTAGCTAACTTGTTTTCGCTTTGCGCTGTTGATTTAAGTGCATCTATCGTGGTGCTCGTTACTTGGGTGTATGTTGCGTTTGTCATGGTTGTAACTCCTAAAATGTAAACTGTGGTTTATAAATTGTGTTGAGTGCGAAGCGCCTCTCAACAGTTCCTATTATACGCCAAAACATCTTTTCAACAAGTTTTTGAAACCTCGTTCCTGCGCCCCCACTGGCAGGGCACCGTCCCGTTTTGAGGTTGGGACTCCGCGGCTCACATCTACACTAGGATGTGCACGAACTATACTAATTTCTACAAAATTTAAATAAACACCCCCCACCCCCTTGACAAAGTCAGAAAGACCTCGTACTATCCCGTGTAGCAGAAAGGCCCCCCTTGTGTTTTGAAATTCATGCCCCCGGGGGGGGTATATATAAAAAATATATACTTTTTGCTAAACGTGAAAAACCACGCACAAGGAACAAAAGCAACGATGCCACTAGTGATAACCCCAGAAGCGGGAATACCATTACCATTCGACGTCACGCCAGATGAGGCTATTACGTTTAGAGACCGGGCACGCATCGCCGTCAATACCATCAAAGTCCTAACCGAGAACGGTGCCGAGGTAGAAATTACCGACGAGGACAGATTTGAATCCCATAAGTTGTTTACAGAAGAGAAGTCACTACGCGTAGTAGAGGAGTCAGCAGGCACCCTGCTTCACTTAGATGTAATGCTTACAGAGTACGACAAGGGGTTAATCAATTCTGCAGCACGTATCAAGCACTATGTAACAAACCGCCTACTAGAAGAATCCAACAATCCTGATAGCAAAATTAAAATAAAAGCGTTAGAATTGCTGGGCAAGATAGGCGACGTAGGGCTTTTCAATGACAAGGTAGAGGTAGTGCATACTATCAAAACCAGCAAAGAAATTGAGCAGGCCATCATGGGTCGCCTAGAAAAGTACATGGGTGCTATTGACGTAGTGCCTGACGAGGTAGTTAAAGTACAGGCGTTAGACCGGGAGTTGCAAGAGGCTGTCCTGATTGAGCAGGATAAAGAAGAGCGAGAAGCCAAGCCGTTCGTACCCCAAGAGTTTTCAATTAACGACATAGAAATTTAAAGAAAGACCTAACTATGTCTCCAGAGATGGCCCGAAAACTTAAGCTAGCAATGCCAATGATGCCGGAACATGAACGGCTAGAAGTACAACAGCTACTAGAAGATTTAGAGAAAGCCACCATGGTCGAGGATTGCCAGCAGTCGTTTATGGCGTTCGTGCACCAGGTATGGCCTAACTTTATTCATGGAGCCCATCATGAGAAAATGGCAGCAGCGTTTGAACGTGTGGCTAGAGGCGAAGTTAAAAGACTTATCATCAATATGCCTCCGCGGCATACAAAGTCCGAGTTTGCATCTTATCTACTACCTGCTTGGTTTTTGGGTAAATACCCACAGAAGAAGGTCATCCAAACCTCTCATACCGCTGAGCTTGCCGTTGGTTTTGGTCGTAAGGTTAGAAACCTTGTGGACTCGGACGCCTACAAGTCTGTATTCCCAGACATGGGCTTACAAAGCGATTCAAAAGCTGCTGGCCGATGGAACACGAACAAGGGCGGAGACTATTTTGCTATCGGTGTTGGAGGCGCTGTTACAGGTAAAGGCGCGGATATACTTATCATCGATGACCCACACTCCGAGCAAGAAGCTGCCTTAGCAGAGGTAAACCCAGAGATATACGACAAGACTTACGAGTGGTACACATCAGGTCCTAGGCAGCGGTTACAACCAGGTGGCGCGATTGTCGTGGTTATGACGCGTTGGTCGAAGCGGGATTTGACGGGCAGGGTGCTTAAGTCTGCGATGCAGAGGAACGACGAGGGTTGGGAAGTAATTGAGTTCCCGGCGTTACTACCGAGTGGGCGCCCGCTGTGGCCAGAGTTCTGGAGCAAGGGTGAGTTGGATGCGCTGAAGCTCGAGTTGCCTAACAGTAAGTGGATGGCGCAGTACCAGCAGCAGCCGACGTCCGAAGAGAGTGCGATAATTAAACGGGAGTGGTGGCAGAAGTGGGAGAAAGATAACCCGCCGAGCTGCGAGTTTGTTATACAGTCATGGGATACGGCGTTCCTCAAGACGCAACGGGCCGACTATAGTGCGTGTACAACGTGGGGGATATTTTATAAAGACGACGCGACGGGCAGGCAACAGGCAAACATCATACTACTAGATGTGTTGAAGGAACGGATGGAGTTCCCGGAGCTAAAGGCTACCGCACAGCAGATGTACAAAGAGTGGGAGCCAGACAGTCTAATCGTCGAGGCTAAGGCGTCAGGTGCGCCGCTTGTGTTTGAGCTTAGGGCTATGGGTATACCCGTCCAAGAGTTTGTACCGTCAAAGGGTAACGACAAGATTGCAAGGCTCAACGCGGTGTCGGACATATTTGCGTCAGGACGTGTGTGGGTACCAGAGACAAGCTGGGCAGAAGAACTGATAGATGAGGTAGCGTCATTCCCAGCAGGCGACCACGACGACTTGGTTGACTCGATGACACAGGCACTGTTACGGTTCCGGAGAGGTGGGTTCCTGCAGTTGGACTCTGACTACGAGGATGACCCGATAGAGTTTAGGCGTAGTAAAGGGAAAGCACTGTACAGCCTATGAGAGACATCGCTCGCAAACGCCAGAAGACTAAGGAATGGACATTAAATAATCCGAAACGGGTATGGGCGGGAGCTGCGGTGAAGGGTGCAAAGCACAGAATTAAGGGTAAAGAAATCCCTTTTAATCTAACGATAGATTATGTTGAAAGTATTTTAACAGATAGATGCCCAGTATTTAACACAGAGTTTAAGTGGATGGGTAATAAAAAGGCGAAAGACACTAGCCCAGCATTAGATAGAATAATTCCTTCAAAAGGTTACGTTATCGGGAATGTCGTGGTAATATCATGCAAAGCTAATAACATTAAAAGTGCTTACATGTCAACCGATATATTTAAAGTAGCGGAATGGCTACAAACTATTGAAAACCAAGGATAAATATGGCAACGAATATGGATAAAGGGGCATACGCTGCTCCACAAGGGTTAGAAGAATTGGCTGCTAGTCAGGATATGCCTGAGCTAGAGATTTCAATCGACAATCCAGACAGCGTAGAAATTAATATCGATGGTTTGACCATAGAGTTAGCCCCCGGTGCTGAGACGGATGAGGAATTTAATGCAAACTTAGCTGAATTCATGGATTCAGGGTCATTGACAGAGGTTGCTGGCGACTTACTTGGCGACTTTGACGGCGATATTAGCTCTCGTAAAGAGTGGTTAGACACTTATGTTGACGGCATTGAGCTATTAGGCATGAAAGTAGAAGACCGTACAGAGCCATGGCCAGGTGCATGTAGCGTTTACCACCCATTATTAGCAGAAGCATTGGTTAAATTCCAAGCTGAGACCATGATGGAGACGTTTCCAGCTGCAGGCCCAGTAAAAACACAGATAATTGGTAAGCTTACACCAGCAAAAGAAGAAGCAGCGACCCGTGTTAAAGAGGATATGAACTATCAACTGACTGAGGCAATGCCAGAGTATCGCCCAGAACACGAACGCATGCTATGGGGCCTAGGATTAAGCGGTAACGCCTTTAAAAAGGTGTATTTTGACCCGTCAATCGAGCGTCAAGCGGCAATTTACGTACCTGCTGAGGATGTAGTAGTGCCATACGGTGCCTCATCCTTGCAAACAGCCCCTCGCGTAACGCATATCATGCGTAAAACAGAGAACGAGCTTAAGAAACTACAGGTTGCAGGCTTCTATCGTGACATTGACCTAGGCGAACCATCACATACAATCGATGAAGTAGAGAAAAAGATTGCTGAGAAGATGGGCCTCAACGCAACAATGGACGACCGTTACAAACTTCTAGAGATGCACGTCGATTTAGACCTGCCAGGTTACGAAGATGAAGATAAGAACGGCAATCTAACTGGAATTGCCCTACCATACGTAGTAACAATGGAGGCTGGCTCTGGTGAAGTACTTGCAATCCGCCGTAACTGGGACCCAGAAGACGAAACTAAACAAAAACGTCAGCACTTCGTACACTATAGCTACATTCCAGGCTTTGGCTTCTACGCATTTGGTCTAATCCACTTGATTGGCGCTGCTGCTAAGTCAGGTACCATGCTTTTACGTCAATTAGTAGATGCAGGTACACTATCTAACCTTCCAGGTGGCTTTAAAACACGTGGCTTGCGTATTAAAGGCGACGATACACCGATTGCTCCAGCGGAATTCCGTGATGTAGACGTACCAAGCGGCACAATCCGTGACAACATCTTACCTTTACCGTATAAAGAGCCATCACAAGTTCTACAAAGCTTGATGAACCAAATCGTAGCTGATGGTCGAGCTTTCGCTAATGCAGCAGACTTACAAGTGTCTGACATGTCAGCAAACAGCCCAGTGGGTACAACCCTAGCTATCCTTGAGCGTACATTGAAGGTGATGAGTGCAGTTCAAGCACGTATTCACTATGCAATGAAGCAAGAGTTCAAGTTATTGGCCGGTATCATTCGTGACTACACACCAGATGACTATAGCTACGACCCAGAAGAAGGCGACCGTAAGGCTAAACAAGCTGACTACGATATGGTTGAGGTTATTCCAGTCTCAGACCCTAACGCAGCGACCATGTCACAGAAGGTTGTGCAGTACCAAGCAGTAATGCAGATGGCACAAGCTAACCCAGATATCTACGACATGCCAGAGCTAAACAAACAGATGCTTGAAGTACTAGGTGTTAAGAACATTGGTAAGTTAATCCCAGCGGTTGACTCCGATAATCCAAAAGACCCAGTATCTGAAAACATGAATATGATTACAGGCAAACCGGCTAAAGCGTTTATATCGCAAGACCACGAAGCTCACATTCAGGTGCATACTGCAGCGATACAAGACCCTAAACTAGCAGCTATGATAGGCCAGAGTCCAAAAGCTCAGCAAGTTCAAGCGGCATTTGCGGCCCACATCAGCGAGCACTTAGCATTTGCATATCGTCAACAACTTGAAGAGCAGTTAGGCACAAGCTTACCAGCTCCAGATGAGAAGTTAGATGAGCAAGTTGAGGTTCAATTATCTCGCCTAGTAGCTCAAGCGGCACAGCAGCTTCTACAGAAAAATACAGCAGAACAACAACAGCAAGTAGCGCAACAACAGCAACAAGACCCAATGGTTCAAATGCAACAACAAGAGTTACAGCTTAAAGCCCAAGAAATCCAGATTAAAGCCCAAAAAGCCCAAGCGGATATTGAAGTGGATAAAGCTAAGATTCAAGTTGATATCATGCGTATCCAGTCAGAGGAACGTAAAGCAGGCGCTCAAATCGGCGTTAAGTCTATGTCAGATAAAGCCCGCATGGAACAAGACGCTGCTAAATTCCAACAAGAACAGCACGCTGAAGGCGTACGTATTGGGGTAGATATGGCCAAAACCAAATCACAACAAAAAACACAGCCGCAAATTCCGCCGCAACTACAACAACCTAAAAAGGAATAATCAATGGATGAAACGCTAGAGTACTTGATGTCACAAATTGAGGAACGGCGCACAGCAATTATCGAATCACTTGGCGATGGTGCAGCCAAGGATTTCGGTGCCTATCAACAATCTGTCGGTATGGTTCGAGGTCTACTTACCGCGCAGTCTTTAATCGCAGACCTCGCAAAAAATATGGAGAAGTTTAATGAGTAACCTAAACCTAGGTCAAGCAGTTGACCTATCGGGAATGGTAGAAGCAGCAAAAGAGTCACCAGATGCAACAAAAGCTGCCCAATTACCACAACCAAAAGGCTATCGAATTTTATGCGCCGTACCAGATGCAGCTGATGAACATGAGTTAGAAAGCGGACTCAAGTTAGCAAAAGCCTCTGAGACTAAACGTATAGAAGAAAATGGCACAGTAGTATTGTTCGTGCTTAAGTTAGGCGACCTTTGCTACAAAGAAGAAGCGAAGTTCCCTACAGGTGCATGGTGCAAAGAAGGTGATTTTGTACTTACCCGTGCGTATGCAGGTACTCGTTTTAAAATCCACGGAAGAGAATTCCGCATAATCAACGATGATACTGTCGAGGGTGTAGTAGATGACCCACGCGGTTATACTCGCGCTTAGGAGATAGATATGGCTGCACAACCAGAGTTTGATGAAGAATTTGAGTTTCCGGATGAACAGGAAGCTAAGACTGAAGTAAAGATTGAAATAGATAATGCGGATGATATCGATATTGAAATTGAAGACGATACCCCTGTACAAGACCGCAACCGCAAACCCTTACCAAAAGAAATAGTTGACGAGCTTGAAAATGACGAGCTAACCGACTACTCATCTAAAGTTAAAGAACGTATGTCACAACTTAAAAAAGTTTGGCATGACGAGCGCCGTGCAAAAGAAGCGGCTGACCGTGAACGTGAAGAAGCTGTTAAGTTTGCTCAAACACTTGTAGAACGCAATAAAAAGTTAATGAGTAACCTTACAAGTGGGGAACAATCACTTATACAAGCGTCTAAGACATCTGCAGAATACGAGATGAATTTGGCTAAGAAAGATTACCGTGAAGCCTACGATTCAGGCGACACAGACAAGATTATTGATGCGCAACAACGAATGAATGAAGCGCAATATAAACTCACTCAGGTACAAAATTATCGCCCTCAATACGATAGAGCTTTACAAAATCCTGAAGATGATGTATATATACAACCTGAACGGCCTCAAGTGCCAAAACCCGACCGTAAAGCTCTTGCTTGGCAAGATAAGAACAGTTGGTTTGGGCAAGATGAAGAGATGACTAGCTTAGCTTTGGGGCTGCATGAAAAGTTAGTTAGAGCAGGAACAAATCCTTCATCAGAAGAGTATTACACTACCATCGATAAAACGATGCGCAAACGATTCCCAGAATACTTTGGGGATGATTCGCTGGACGAAGAAGTACCCGCCCAACGCAAAAAACCGTCAGCTGTAGTTGCCCCGGCCACGCGTAGTACCGCGCCTAAAAAAGTACATTTGTCACCTTCTGCTGTAGCCTTGGCTAAGAAATTAGGATTGACACCGGAACAATATGCACGTGAGACAATTAAACTGGAGAATAAAAATGGTTGATACAACTAGACAAAATCGTGAACTAGAAACTCGTGAAACTTTTCAACGTCAGGCACAATGGGCACCAGCTGCTCTACTTCCTGAAATTAAAAAGACGGCCGGTTGGGCCTATCGCTGGATTCGAACAAGCATGGCTGGTCAAGCTGATGCAACCAACGTTTCTTCAAAAATGCGTGAAGGTTGGGAACCCGTCAAATTGTCGGAACATCCTGAACTGCACTTATATATAGATGGCAACTCTCGCTTCAAGGATTCAGTAGAAGTGGGTGGCTTATTACTATGTAAAACACCAGAAGAATTTGTAGACCAACGTTCTGCTTATTTTAATAATCAGACTCAGTCCCAGACTGATGCGGTAGACAACAGCTTCATGAAAGAGAACGACGCACGTATGCCCTTGTTTAAGGAAAAGCGTACCACTACATCGTTCGGTAAAAAATAATTTTAGGAGATATATATGGCTACTACAGCAGCCCCATACGGTCTTCGTCCTATCAACCTAATTGGTGGTCAGCAATTTGCTGGCTCAACACGTCAATTAAAAATCGCTAGCGGTTATGCTGCTAACATTTTTTACGGTGATGTTGTTGCAATTGGTGTAGACGGAACTATCGTAAAAGTAACAAACGTAGGTACAAACGCGGATGCATTCCCAGCTGGTACAGTTGGTGTGTTCTTAGGTTGTTCATACACAAGCCCATCATTAGGCTATTTCTTGCAAGCTCAATACTGGCCTACCGGTACTGTTGCTTCAAACGCTACAGCCTATGTATGTGATGACCCAGATGCATTGTTCCAAATCCAAGCAGATGATGCTGTGACCCAAACAATGTTAGGTTCTAACTTTGGCGTGAATCAAACAGCAGGTTCTACAACTACTGGCGATTCAAAAATATCATTAGACGTTGGTACACGTGCTACAACAGCTACTATCGCATTGCGTTTAGTTGATTTTGTAAACGGTCCATTCTCTACTGTTGGCGACGCATACACTGATTGTATCGTTAAATTTAACTTTGGTATCCATAGCTATTACAATGGTACCGGCGTTGGCGATTAAGGAGAACTATAAATGGCTATTTCACGCGCACAGCTCCTTAAAGAGCTACTACCAGGTCTGAACGCTTTGTTCGGTTTGGAATACAAACGTTACGGCGAAGAACACAAAGAAGTGTACGAAACAGAGACTTCAGAGCGTTCTTTCGAAGAAGAAACAAAATTGTCTGGCTTCTCAGCAGCTCCTGTTAAAAACGAAGGCAATGCCATCGCTTACGACAATGCTCAAGAAGCTTGGACAGCTCGCTACACACACGAAACTATCGCTTTAGGCTTCAGCTTAACTGAAGAGGCCGTAGAAGATAACTTGTATGACACATTGTCTGCTCGTTATACTAAAGCATTAGCTCGTGCTATGGCGTACACAAAACAAGTTAAAGCAGCTAACGTATTGAACAACGGTTTCAACACCTCTGGTTCATACAACGGTGGTGATGGTGTGCCATTGTTCTCAGCTTCTCACCCACTTGTTACTGGCGGTGTAAACAGCAACATTCCATCAACCCCAGCTGACTTGAACGAAACTTCATTGGAAAATGCAGTTATTCAAATCGCAGCTTGGACTGACGAACGTGGCCTATTAATCGCTGCTAAACCTCGTAAATTGGTTGTTCCACCAGCATTGCAATTCGTTGCTACTCGCTTGTTGGAAACTGAATTACGTGTTGGTACTGCTGACAACGATGTCAACGCTATCAAAAACAATGGTTCAATCCCAGAAGGTTACGCAATTAACCACTTCTTGACTGACACAAACGCATGGTTCCTAACTACTGATGTACCTAACGGCATGAAGCACTTTGTTCGTAGCCCACTAGGCACTTCAATGGACGGTGACTTTGACACTGGTAACGTTCGCTACAAAGCTCGTGAGCGTTATTCATTCGGTTGGTCTGACCCATTAGGTATGTTTGGTTCAGCTGGTGCTTAATAAGTACTAGGTAAGACAAGAGGCTCACTTCGGTGGGCCTTTTTTAATGGTTTTCCGTATTGCGATGTGTATAGAAAAGAGCAAAATGTATACATATACACACGACGTGTATAAAAAACAGGAGAATTTGAACATGTGGACCTCACCATCAGCAACAGAAATGCGTTTTGGTTTTGAAGTAACAATGTACGTAATGAACAAGTAATTGTTTTAGGGCGGTTAAGCCGACATTAGAGGATGTAGTAAGTAACGAGTTTTTCGGCTTTCTGCGTTACATGTAACAACTACCAAATCTACGCCTATTTATCTATTGACATCTCCATAAAACTAAAGTATAAATGCAGTATCAACCGGGAATATTAAATCCGGCTTATTAGACTGTCCCGGCGGACGCATACAAGACTAGTAGGCTTACTTTGTATGGAGAAATTCAAATGGCTAACACCACATTCAGCGGCCCAATACGTGCCGGTAACATCCGCAACACTACAGGTACCACAGTAGGCACTAACATTGCTAACGTGGGTCAAGTTGTAATGGCTCAATCATCAGCAATCACACAAACTTCAGCAGTAACATCAATCGTAATCCCAGCAAACAGCCAAATCGTTGAAATTAACGTATGGGTTACAGAAGCTTGGGACAATGCAGCCACTACATTTGGCGTAGGTACAACAGTTTTAGCTACTAAGTTTACAGCCGCCGGCGCCGTTGATGGTGCAGCAGTTGGTGTATTATCAGTTACTCCGGGTACCGATTTAACCCGCACATTAGCATTTATTGATGTAGGTACTACAGACGTTAAGATTGCTGTTACTTCTACCAATACAGGTTCTGGCACAGGCGTTATCACTGTTCGATACGTTCAAGCTAACAACTTAACTGCTTAATTAATCTTGGGGCTTCGGCCCCGCTTATAATCTAAGGAGATTAATATGAGCATAGTTTCATCAATAACCCGCGTAGGTACGTATGAGCCGTTTGAGCTGCAAGTAGCTCGCGGTCAAATCACGATGCACTCAGCTATAAATGTGTTTGGCTACAATCCAGATGTAGATACATCTGAAGAATCTATATGGCCAGATGGCGGGACCATACCACATCCTACTGTGGCCTCTGTTTTAAAGATAAGCTCTACTAGCGCTAACGATACATCAGCTGGTACGGGCGCAAGAACAATTGCTATTTTTGGTCTTGATGCAAATTACAACGAAATTAGCGAGTCTGTCCTTTTAGATGGACAAAATTCTGTAAATACAGGGAATAGCTACCTTTATATAAACGGTTTTTACGTAACTACAGCAGGGTCAGGCGGCGTAAATGCGGGGAATATTAATGCAGGTACAGGCGTAGTAACAGCAGGTGTTCCAGCGGTACTATACGATATCATTGCAACAGGATACAACAACCGTACAACTGCGCATTACTGCGTTCCAGCTGGATACACGGGCTACTTAACTACAGGCGTTATTACTACAGGCCAGGCTACAGGTTCAACTGCTGTAACAGCTTTCCTTAAACAACACGGTCCAGATGGTATTTTACGTGTTGGTGCAGTGTCTACTTTAAATAATGGCTCTGTGCAATACGACTTTACATATCCGTACATAATCCCAGAAAAAAACTGTGTAGGCGCTACGGCAATAGGCACGGCAGCAAATAACTCAGCCAGTGCGTACTTCAATATCGTATTGGTTAAAAACACAGGCGTATAATGGCTAAGAAGACCCCATCCCTAGCGGTAGGTCGAGGTGAGAAACTACCTGTGTCGAAAGGCGCAGGTCTCACTGCTAAAGGTCGTGCAAAATACAACAAAGCAACGGGGTCTAATTTAAAAGCCCCACAACCCGAAGGTGGTCCACGTAAGAAGTCTTTCTGCGCACGTATGTCAGGAATGCCGGGCCCTATGAAAGATGAACAAGGCCGTCCGACAAGGAAAGCCGCCTCACTAAAAAGGTGGAAATGCTAAATGAGCATAGAAGACATAACTAAAGAAGAACTGTTAGCGCTAGTTAAAATAGCTATAACCGAAGCGGTAGAAGTACACCCGCTAAGCCCTGAAGAAGTACACTGGGTTAGGTTAGCGATTAAAGCT